TAATATTATCTAAGAATGGAATCATCTGACCGAAGTCAGCTTTTGAAAAATCATCAGAACAATCTCCTTCATTAAGAAGATACTTCTCAGCAAGTGAATGTATTTTATTACCACGACCGAGTGCTCGTCTAGAAATTCTGCCAGCTTCTTCTTCGCCAACTCTTTCTTTCCAAGCAAGTATAGATGCCTGACTATGTAATTTAGTCACGGATGTGACTGATGGATACTTAGCACCACTGGGAGTTTCATAGTATCTCCCAGCCTTGCTATTCACCTGCACGAGTTTGCCTACTTCGATAGGCACATGATTAAACATAATTATTTCTCAATATTAATCGGCTTCCCATTCTTATCCTTATGGAACTGGTCGTCCCACTTAGATACTTTTTTCCTATGTTTGTATATTCTAGCCTGAAAAAACTTAAAAGTAAAGTCTTTAAATTTCTTCAAGTGCAACCATAAGTCTTTCAGCACGATTTGGTACCTGTTTATGCCAACGAGAGTCTCTACCCTCAATTGCAGCCTGTTTCCAGTTTCCCGAATCAATAGCACTTTTCATGTTTTTAAACTTCCCAAGTCTGGGAGCTCCCATGTTAAAACACATATTGATTAAGACCCTTTGAGCAGTATCAGGATAGCTGTCTATATATGGATACACTTTCTTGACTTCATCAACAAATTTTTCCACATCAGTATCAAATACTTCCCAACAACGATCCTCACTCACAGCTGTTCCTACAGGTTTTCCGTGCTCCTCATCATCTTCTGTGACGAGATGCCCGATACCGAATGTAGGATACCCCAAGTGGTCGTTGTAGATTTCGAACTTAACTCCTTCATCACGAATGAGTTCTTCTCTTAACTTCTCTCTATCAAACGACATAGAGTTTACTCCTTTAATTTGATAAGGTGCCAAGGATGAAAAGGATCTGCGAAGACCCTCTTTGCCTTTACACCTTTAATTTCTTTTTTGCTTTTTTAATTGCAGCAATTAATTTCGCTTTGGTTTGTCTTTTGTCTAGTTCAACACCAATCTTACGACCAAGTGCTTCGAGCTCGTCTTTAGTTTTCTTTTCAAGATACTTAAAGTCTTCTTTATCGATGACTCCATCTTTATTTGTATCAAGAACAGGAAACAACTTTGCTCCTACACATTTTAACCAATCAATTATCTTTTGCATAATTTCTCCTAGTTTATTTTGTATTAATTTTTGAGATCCAACTTTTTATAGTTGACTCAATCCAACTTGCCCAAATGGGTTGTGGAAAGTTCCAGCCGATAAAAGCACCGACTGCGATCCAGAAAAGTATATCTAACATTATCTTTTGCTCCTTTTAGTTTTAGTTGTTTTATCATCCTCAGCTTTTATCTTAGCAATAATATATTCTTTTACTAAGTCACTTCGAACAATATCGTTTACAGTAAACTCGACACGAGCATAACTCTTCATATGTCGCACTATCTCCATAAAATTAAAGAGTCCCTCTTTTTCAGTTCCCCTTTTTAAATCAGTCTGTCGATAGTCTCCACAAAATACAATACGAGAATGGTCACCCACTCTAGTTATAATTGTATCAAGTTCTTCCCAGTTTAAATTTTGACACTCATCCACAATTACTACTGTGTCATCAAATGTCAAACCCCTGACGAAACTTGTTGAAGCAAAATCTAAATTCTTTTGCGACATCATCCTTTCGTATGGTTCAGGATATACCAAACTATCTGCTTTCTTTTGAAACAATGCTGAACATATTTGTTTATATGGCAACTGATATTGTTCCAACTTTTCTTCCAGATCTCCTGGCAAATGACCAATCTCTCTACTTTGTACAGCAGATCGAATAATCAAAACTTTTTCAAACTCTTTATTCAGTACAGATTGTAATGCTTTATATAAAGCGATATATGTTTTACCTGTACCAGCTACACCATGAGCCATGATGATTTGTTTATTATCATCTTTATAAAAGTCAAAGAATTTTTGCTGACTCTCATTTAGAGGTTCAACATTTTTTAAGTCTGTTATCTTTAACTTTGCTTTAGCAGATGTAGGAACATCTTTGCTTTTGCTTACTCTTGGCATTTTAAAAAACTTCTGTATTTATCTTGCTTCCTGGATTTTTAGTTTTTACTCTTTCAAGTACATCTCTAAATCCAGTGGCTTTCTTTCTTTCATTACTACCAGAAACTCTGGCAGCATCTACAATTTTTGGTGTAGATAACATACTTTTCCATTCAGGATTATCTTTTAACCACTTTAGTTTTTCATCATAACTACAGAAAAGTTCTTTTATTTCTTCAGTTTTTTTATTTTGTACATTATATAATGGCATCTTACTATTTATAACTCCTCTAAAGGTGGAATATTCTTCTTTTTATTAGGCACTACTCGGCTTCTATACTTTGGTGTTCTCAACTGTTTTGCTACTGGATCTTTTTTAGAGCGAATATTCGTAGTTGACTTTTGCATGTTTTTCTTCATCTGCTCTTACCTTTACGATTACATCCGATAACTTTGCGTTCTTTTTTAAATTATAATATTCTATTGCTATCTCTGGTGCATCAATATCTTCAGTTTGCCCACTCTTTATCATATGTAAATATTGTGTATATGAAACCACTGCTTCCTCTTCAAAATAATGTATCATACGATGAGCAGTCTTAGGAAAAAATATATATAAAAAAGTATAAAACAAAATAAAAATTAATTGAGCAAATAAAACTATCCATCTTTCTAACCAAGTTGGCTTTGCTATGTCAATAAAAATCATTAAATGCATTCTTTCATTTTCAGCTTCTTCCATCATCTCACGAATCTTTGGACCCCATCCTGTCTTCATCTTTCTTAATGACTTAGCATGAAGCCAAACACCAGCTACCATTCCTGGAACACCAGCGACTGTTTCTAATACTACTGCTCTATGCCCATACCTTTTTGCAAAGAAAGTATCGGCTATAAACCGAAAGAACTTCGTCATACTTCTTGCAAATAAATCTGATATCTTTTTTTTCATAAGTCATTCGTTCATAAATTCTGTTATCATAGGGAAGACTGGTTCTATTGCTTCACCACATTCCCTCGCTATATCCATATGTTCTTTTTGTGTACCATTAGCAGTACGCAAATCAATATAGTGCATCCAAGATCTTAATGTCCCATTCATATATATAGTGGATTCAGTCATGCCCTCTGGCAATATTGCTCTTGCTTGTTCCTTAGCAATATTTTTTTCTAGTGCTTTCTCATATAATTCTTTTACACCTTTGAGTAATTTCATCTGTTCCATATTAAACCACTCAACCACATCATGCTGATGCTCAGGTCCAAACTCATAAGAGTTTTGTCTATTGTCTAAATCTTGTTCTCTAGCTTTACGAGTTGAGAACACACCTGCCTTTGCATATCTTTGACTAAACTCCTGGAAAGAAAAACTTCTATGTCTTAATATTTGTCTAGCGATATCTCTTGTGGTTTTTATTTCTATACATACTGATACCATTTCAAATGGTGACCAGTGTTTATGCTTCATCAGATATCTGAGTAATTTTTCAGAAGAGCCTGAATTCGCTTGGTTCGTCGGATTAGATACTCTTGCACAGAATGCAACTTCCTGTAATAAGTCTCCATGTTCACCTTTACTATAATTTATTAATTTAGCTGGCATAATTACCATTTGTTCCATGTACGATATCGTACCAGTCAGGAACATCCCTCTTAGTCCATTTAGCAAATCCTGCTTTATACTTTAAATAGTATTGACGATATGCTTGTATGCTGTCATTATGCTTTACATCTTCTGGCATAGCTTGTCTAAATGGTGTAAGTCCTATTCCCTTAGGAATATTTTTTGGGCATTCATATAATGCTTCTCTAAGTAATCTATCAGTCTTATGAGTTTTACCATAACGATGTGTATATTCATCGCATAGTCCTACGAATAGATTATATGCCCAAGTATAATTAGCATCAGATTCCCTCACCCATATAGCACAAGGATGGTTCATCATTGTAGCACG